GTCGTATGAGAGCTCTTGGTCTCCCATAAGAATCGCCAGGGCTCGGGTTATCGAGTACACCTTAATATCTGGCTGTCCACAGCGTCTTCCGGTCCCTATGAGGGCCTTCTCGAAACCATCGGCTTGCAACATACCCCTCACTTCCCTTCAGGCTCACCAGGAGCCTCTCTAAGGCTCTTGTTCTTCTCCCAGGAACTCTGGGTCATCTTCACTACCTAAACCTCTCAGGAGGCCATTGACGGCCCCCTCGAGTTTCTCTACTTGATCTATATCCAGCTCGACTGTAGTCCATGAGTATTTACACTTACGGCAGATCCTGTCGCGGCGTACAGTCTTCCTCTCCTCGTCCCAGGAGCTAATAAGAATCTTGGAGGCTACGGATGCACAATATGGGCATGTCATCTTATTAGCCCCTGGGGGAGACCACAGGCTTTTAATAACCCGTAGGATAGTACGGATCAACGGGACAGCTTATGGGGCAGTCTGGATTGATGGTCCCACGGAACAGGTAGGTCAGCAGGTCGATAGCATCATCGAGGCCAGCCTGTCCGTCCCTGTTAGCGTCTGCGGCATCAATGCAGGGCAGGGGTTCTCCAGTCCAGAAGAGGGACCGAAGGATCATGACCGGATCGTTGAGACAGATGATCCCGTCCATATTAACATCACCCGAGACTATCTCGGGGTTCGGGGAGGCCGAGGAGATTCCAGCGGCTACTACGAGGGTGAGGGCTATGAGTAGGGTTCTCATAATCGCTCCTTTCAGGGTCTGGCTTGGAGCCAGGTGGAAGAGGGTGGAGACTTGGCCCCAACGGTAACGCCCGTGGGGTTGTCGAGGTAGTTCTTCAGTTGTTCTGTGTGGAGCTCGTCGCGGATATCCCTCATATCCCTTTCGGTATCTCGGCTCATTTCATCTACATGAAACTGCACAGCCTGGGCAAGAGCGTCGAGGCGGTCATCATGCCTCAGGGCTCCTCGGTCTCTTGTGAGTCTCGAGAACTGGTAGAGCAGTTGGTACTGTCGAGCCTCGTTGGCCGGCAGGTCCTGGCAGGACTTGTAGTCGTTCTCAATTACCCTGCGGTCGATAATCAGCTTTCCAGAATTGCAGACGGGCTCGAGGGTGTCTGCCAACCTTTTTTCCTTTTGAATGGAGTGTCGAACCTCCTCGATCCCGCAGGGGTACTTGGCTCTCAGCAGTGGCTTCATGAGGCTTGCGAACATCCCCTGGCCGAAGTTCTCCTCGATGAGAATCAGCTGGACCTTTTGTCTCTTCGCGATCTCCACAAGCTCCTCGAGCACCGAGGGCTCGAAGCCTCCCTTGATCCCGCCGCACTCGTTCACAAACAGTTGGCCTCCGTAGGCACCCGTCACCGCATAGGCGGTCTCATCGGCCCCTCTACCTGACGGGTCTATGCTCATGATTTTGGTGGTGTAGGGGACGAGGTCCCCCTGGGTAGCCAGTGGTCTGTAGAAGGCATCCCCGTTGAACCCGACACACGGCAGGTCCTTCCAGATCTTGTCAGGGTCATTGCACCTGACATACTTCTCGTGGCAGACCTCGGGGTCCAGGTCGGTGACGATAAGCTCGTTGATCTTCAGGGGGTACTTGTCGGTGTCCGACAGGCTCTGGTCGAGCATGAATTGGAGCGCGAACATGGACCGCCCATAGGCAAGCTCTCTCTCGAGGAGCTCTTCCGAGTTGAACCTCTTGGGGTCCATGGGTTCCCCGACAGCCTCGGGGTCCTTCGCAGCTTCAGCAACCATGGGGGCCACCATATCCCCGTAGCCACCGAGCTGGCGTTTGTCGGGTACTCGAGCAGGCCAGACTCTTGTCGCATACCCACGCTCTGGAAGCTCCTTCAGGATGTCCTGCTCGGTCTGTGGGGTCCCCAGGAAGATTATGTGACCTCCAGGCTTCAGGATGGCTTCGTACTCTGTGGTGGCCTGACTGAGCTTGTCCCTCATCTGGGAGGTCTGTGAATTACTCCATGAGGCTACATCATCAGCCACGATGTAGGAGGCCCTGGAGCCGGTGATACTCGAATAGACCCCCTTGCTCGTGACACTCGGAGCGTGTGCCGGCGGGGCTGGGCCTACATCGAAAGCCACCTTTGAGCACCTCTGGTTCTCGCGGGGCCTGAGGTGCTGGGTCAGGTCCCCCATCTCCTCGAGGAGTTTGAGCGAGAAAGTGCTGAAGTCATCTGAGCGGTTCTTGCTGGCCGAGACAACGAGGAAGTTTTCACTCGGGTCCAGCAGCAGCTTCCACACCACGAAGGCCGAGGTGATATAGCTTTTCCCTACCCCCCGGAACGCCTGCACCACCCGCCGCCTGGGTCCATTGGAAACCCAGTCGGCGATATCATATTGGATCGGCGTAGGCTCGGGGAGTCCCAGGGCCATCCACGCCAGGTAGAGGAAGTTCTTGAACCCGCTCTCACCTGTCAGGAGTGGATCTACTTTCTTATCCACCAGTCTGGGCTATCGGCTCTTCAGGGTCAGCAAAGGGTAGGACATCCGCAAGGTTCTGTATCGGAGCCCCGTCCAGGGCGAGGCTGTCGATCCCATTGTCCTTGAGGAACTGTCGAGCTACCGAGAGGTCTGCGGCGGTTGCCGCGCCACTCTCGATCTTCTCGAGGAGCTCCTTGGCTACCTTGGTATGCAGCTGGGCCAGGACATCTTTCATGTCCATCAGTAACCTCTCTTTACCCTGGAGGGCTTACGGGTTCCTGCCTTCTTGCGAGGCTTCTTCTTTTTCTTCTTAGGCATGGATTACTCCGCAACCGTGAAGCCACGCAGAGAGAGAATGGCGTATTCGCCAGACTGCGCGTAGGCACTGACGATGTTGATAGACACGGCGTTGCCCTTGGTGATTGAGATGGGTGTAGCAAAATCGAAGTTGAAATTGGAGGGGTTGAAGAAATAGCCAGACTGGATAATGTCGGTGCCGTCCTTCAGTGCCCACTGGTGGTAGTAGGTTCCGTATTCGCTGGTTGCGGTGTTGTCACCTGAATAGGATGAACTCGCATCCTGCAGAACCTGTACGCCAACTTTACCGATAGACACTGTGAACCCCGACACATAATGGCAGGACCCGGCCACGGCCACCTTGGTTGCGTCCATGCCGTTGATGCTCGTCCCGTTCTCGTCCTCCACCACACTCCACCCGGTGGTCGAGAACCCCTCGGCTTTATCATGACGCGAGATCCATTGATCCATGCTGGCGGGATGTTCAGTCACCGCAGTTGTTACCGTTGCCATTACTTACTCCTATCTTGTTACGAGTTCGATGAGGGTCGAGGCGACTGCTCCAATGACAGCCGCCGCCCCCAGGGTTAGAAATTTATGTTGCTCGAGCCTCCTGATCCTGCTGTCCATCAGGGTGAGCTCTTGGTCGTGCTTTCGCATGGTAGCCAGCAAGCTGTCAACCTTGCCCTCGAGCCGGCCAATAGCCAGTAGTAGATCATCGTTGTTTTGAGGCATGATTATTCAGGGATGTAGATCAGGTTGACGGTAGATGTAATTGAAACGGTTATTTTGTCAGCGGCACCGGACCAAGGGTTCTCTTCGTTTGTAAGGCCTCCGAATGTTGTGTACATGGAGTTGGTTGCACCTATCCTCACCAGTAGCGATGTCGCAGTCTCCAGGGCTGTGCCCCCAGCGTTTTGGAATTCATCAGGGGCCTCGAACAGGCCACTCGAGGTGTCGCTGAAGTACCACGGCAGGACTACAGTATGCCCCGGTACCCTAATGCTACCGCCGCTCCCCTGACCTCCGTATGGGAATATGACCCCGTCTTGAATGGGATCGTCTTGTGGGTGTTGGGGATAATCATAAACAGCTGCGATATGGGGTATGTTCGCCCCCAACCTGGAGTAGTCAGTAGGGTCGGTATCGAGGGCAACCCAGGCCCTGACCCCCCCACCCTCATTATTTTCAAGGGTATGCGTGATAGCAGTAATGTTAATACCCAGATTTATCCCCGTGATCTTAGAGATGCCAGACGGGAGCGTACAGGTGAGGACAGTTACTCCACCAGTGTCAGTTGCAAGAACATCTTGAGTTATCGTGCCGCTAAACTGGGCGAAGTTGAACCCACTCACACTATCCACATAGGCCTTGGTCGCTGCGTCCTGAGCCGCCACGGGCTCACCCAGGTCTTCGATCCTTTTCTCGTTGAGGTCCAGATGGTCTGTAGGTGGCACAAGCTGATTCAACTGGTTCAGCTGTACCGATGCGTTGAACTGGTACACATCCGTGGCCGTGATCATCCCCGTGCTCAGGTTCCCAGTGCTCTTGTCAATCTTGATGAGGTTGTCAGTCGCTGTGTCCGGGGTGCCGACGAAGAGATCAGAGGTACGGGCGAGGTCGGCGAAGGTTATGGAGTCGTCAGCAATGTCAGCCGCGATGACAGTCCCGTCTGCGATCTTCGCGGAGGTCACCGCATCATCCTGGATCTCGCTGGTCCCCACAGAGTTAGCAGCCAGGTGGTCCGAGGTGATCGTATCGTCTGCCAACTTCTCGGCTGACAGGGAGCCCCCGGTAAGTTCGCCACCCTCGTATTTCTCGTGGGCCTCCTGGGCAATGTAGAGCAACTGCAGCTGGAGGTTGTCAAGGTCCTGCTCACTCAGCACGGCACCGTCAGTGAACTGGGTTAACTGGTCAGCAACAGCCTGTGGCGTTGAACGCTCAATCTTGATCTCAGCGGCAGCAGCCGGCGCACTGTCGAAGGTGACCTTCTTGCTGGAGGCAGTGATAGAATAACCGGAAGTCTTCTTCACACCATCCACATAGACAAGCACTCCCTCAGGGGAGCCGCCAACTACGATGAGGTCTTCAATAATACCGAAGGTAAAACCGAATATTG